GACACAACTTAATGAACTTTGGGGTGGATTAGGTTCTTTGGCTGGAGCAGCAGGTAGAGGAATTGCAAAAGGTGCAGGTGCTGTTGGTAGAGGTATTGGTAATGCCGCAAGTGCTGTTGGTGGTGCAGTTGGTAAGGGTGCACAAGCAGTTGGTAGAGGTATTGGTAATACTGCAAGTGCTGTTGGTGGTGCTGTACAAAAGGGTGCACAGGCAGTTGGTAATGTAGCCAAAGCAGGTGCAGAAAAAGTTGGACAGGCAGGAAAAGCAATTAGTCAAACTTATCATCAAGGTGAAATAGACCCTGAAATAGCAAAAGTTGAAAAATATGCAAATAATTTAGGTCAACAAGTTAAAGCATTAAATGATAGATTGGCAAAAGCAGGAAAAGAACCTGTTGATGTTGCCAGCCTTATATCAAGTCTTTCAAATCAAATTGGTGGACCAAGTGGTGCTGCAAATGTTCGTGGAACAAAAGCTGGTAGTGGAATTGCCGCAGAAGGCATGGACCCGGCATATACTACAGTTCAACCATCAGGTATGATTCAAGAAGATGATGAAACTGATGAACCTGAAACAGATTCTCCAGAACATGAAGCAGGTGAAACTCCTGAAGAAGAAAAAGCTGAACATGAACCAGGTGGAGAAGAATTTGGTACAGAAGAAACTGGTGGAGAAGAATTTGATACTCCTTCAACAAGTGGTGCTATGGGTGGTGCTCTTCCACTTATTGGTGGTGCACAAAATCTTGGATTGAGTTCGATAAAACCAAATGGCGCAGGTGTTAAGATTGTTGTTGAACCTGATAAAACTGTCAATATTGATATGAATGAAGCAAAAAAACAATTAATCAGAACTATTGCTGAAGGTGTAAATAAATATATGGCAGAAGCAAAACCATCTGCTGGCTTATCAACAAAAGTAAAAAGTGCTGTTGTTAAAAAAGCAAAAAAAGGTGAAAATGTAGGCAAAGGTGGTTTTGATAAAGTTGCTAATAAGGCATCAAAAGAATATGGTAGCAAAGAAGCTGGTAAAAAAGTTGCCGCAGCAGCAATGTGGAAAAATGTAAAGAAAGAAAGTATTGAACCACAGGAAGTAATGAACGAATCAGAACAAAAACTCAGAAAATATGTTCGTATGCGTCTTGAAGAAAAAGCAGGTTTGAGAAAATCAAAATTAAATGAAGGTACAAAATCACCTGTTTTGAAAAAACTTGACACTGTAATTGATGAACAATTTAAACTTTATGAAAAAGTTATTCTCAAAAAAAAGGATAATATTAATGAAGGTACTGTAAATGAAATTTTGGGTCTTGGTCTTGTAGAAAGAGTTACTAAAGCATTTCATAGGTTAGACCCACAAGATGTACATGGTGTTGAACAACTATTAACATTGGCATATCCAATATTAGTTAATCCAAGTTACATTGGTGCAATGACCAGAGCAAGAAAAAATACATCAATACCAGAAAAATATGATTTAATTAGTTTATTTGTTGATAATGGTGGTGGAACATTAAGAATTAAGGATGGTAAATTAGTTTACGCACCACAATCAGTTAAAGATGCTGCAACTGGTAATGATTTTCAACAAGGTGGAACAATGGGAAGAACTAATTTTGGTGGCGCATAATAATTTAATTATTGTATAAATAAAAAAGCAGGAAATTTTCCTGCTTTTTTTGTAACATTTAGTTTTGTTTTGCGTATAAGTGATATAATTTAAAAATGATATTATGAAATTAAATTTAAATTTGGATAGAAGTTACGATAGTCTTAAATTATTCAGAACATATATTGGTGGTTCAAAGAAAAAAGAATTACAATTATTTCAGGATACTCAAGATTCTGAAATTAAATGGTTTGAATTCAGAAGATTGGTTATAACACAATTTGAAGATATTATTCATGTCAGATATTCATGGATGATATTTACAAAAAGATTATCATATTTACTTTTGACATTAGCATTGGTGCTATTATCATTTAAAATATTGTCATTAATTTGCGTTGGTTTAGCGATATTTTCATATTGTTTTTCTAAATATTTTGAAAGCAAAGTAAGTACTGATGTCAGTAATTATGGCATTGTTATGGCATTCACAGATAGTTATATTCAGAAAGAATTTGGTATGTTTTTACCGGAAGTTAATTAAATACTTTTTAAGTATTTATGGTAAAATTACAACATGGAACTGGATGATAAAAAACTCAAATTAATTTATGTGTTGAAAATCGGATATAATTCAAAAGATGAAGGATTATATGAGTTTATTTTTTCAACCAATGAGGCTAATATTGATATGGAAGGATGGTGTTGGGACTTGACACCTGCCTGTGATAATGCTTTACCACCAACATCAGAATATATTGATGAAATATTAAGTCTGAAAACATCAACCTTTGATTTATTTTGCTTGCATGAAGCGGTGGATAGACCATATATGCATGGTTATCATACTATTCATTGTTTAGCATATGAAATTGAAAAACAGGATGAAAACAATACAACAAATGGTTTTAGTCAATATGACAGCATGTTTGGAAAGGGAGAAGATGATGATGAACCATTGTTGGTTTTTCATTATGGTATGACACTGGCAAGAGTTAAAGATATTTTGTCAGCAAGAAAAATAATTTTAAAAAATAAAGAGTTTGTTGAAACATCTTCAATAAAGTTCGACTAAGTATTTTTGAATAAAATTTTGAAACGGGGTGTACCAAAATACATCCCGTTTTGCTATTTCATGAGGTACAAGTATTTATTATAAATATTTATAAATATGAGTACTGATATTAATTTGAATGTAGATTTTAATGATAAAGATGATGCTCCTGAACATGTACCCGTTGTCCCATTTGATGTACAAAGAGAACGAGATAAGGAAGCAGCGAGAAAATATGCTGAAGAACTTCGTAAAAAAACTGGAAAAATTGAACCTGTTATTGTTACTGCTGATGGTAAAGCCAAGAAAGCAAGTGATTTAACGAAAGAAGAACAAGAAAATGAAATTATTCGTTGTGCTACAAATCCAATATATTTTATTGAAACATATTTAACAATTTTTGACCAGACTCAAGGTGCTGGTGGACAAATTGTTCGATTTAAATTATTTGATTTTCAAAAGAAACTTATACAGACTTATATGGACAACAGGTTTGTTGTTGCCAATAAGTATCGTCAGGCTGGTGTATCTACAACAACTTGTGCTTATATAGCTTGGTACATAATGTTTAATCAAAACAGACAGGTTGCTATTGTTGCTGATAAACTTGAAGTTGCACGTGATGAAATTATGAGTGATGTTGTTTTATTCATTGAAGGTTGTCCGTCATGGCTTCGACCTAAAACAGGTAGAGATGCAACAGAAAAAAATTTAAAAGACACACAAAAATTAAAAATATATGATAATAATTCAAAGTTAGGTGCTTTTTCGTCAAAAGGACTTCGTTCTATGACACCAACATTGATTTTCTGGGATGAAACAGCATGGACAGAAAATGGTGATAAATTCTGGACTTCAGCAAAACCAACATTACAAACTGGTGGTGCAGCAATCATGGTTAGTACACCTTCTGGATTGGATGCAGTTTTTTATAAAACATTTCAAGGTGCAAGAGAAACTGATGAAAAACTTAAAAATAATTTCAAAGCAGTTGAATTATGGTGGTTTAATGACCCAAGATATAATAAGGATTTGGTTTGGTTAAAAAATAAAGGCAAAGAAAACGAAAATAAAATTATTGACCCAAATTGGGATAACGAAACGAGAATTAAAATGATGGATGATGGTTGGGAAGCCAGTTCTCCGTGGTTTGAAGAACAAGTTCGAGATGCCAATGGTGATATGCGTAAAATTGCACAAGAATTATTGTGTTCATTTTTGGGGTCTGGTGATAACTTCGTTGCTGAAGAATATTTGATAAGAATTCAGGATAACGAAGTAAAAGTTCCAATTCGTCAGGAATATATGGATAGGAATATGTGGATTTGGGAAGACCCATTAGCTGGCGAAGATTATATCATGGCATTAGATGCTTCTCCCGGTCACGGAGAAGACAGTTCAAGTGTTAATATTTTGAAAACTATCGAAGTTATTGAAGAAAGAGTTGTTGTAAAAAATGATAAAGCTAAAAAGTATAAAATTCGCAGGCATAAAGTAGAACAAGTTGCTGAATATTATGGTAAGGTAGTACCTCAAGTACTTGCTGAAATAGCATATCAGTTTGGAAGAAAATATAATAACGCATATTGTGTTGTTGATATCACAGGTGGTTATGGTGTACAAACAATCGAAAAATTACTTGAATTTGGCTATGGTGATGAACACGTTCATTATGCTGAAGTAACACATAAACCTTCAAGAGATAGATTACAAGGATATATCAAAAGAGGACAAAAAGCAATGTCTGACGGAAATATTGTCAATGTTGATTTAATTCCCGGATTTTTTATTGGTAGTAACCGTGCCTCAGTACTACTTGAATTACAAAGAGCAATACATCTGGAAGACGTATTAATTAGGTCTGTCAGATTACTTAATGAATTAAAAACCTTCGTTACAGTGCCCGGAAATAGGGTTGCTGACCATAAACGTTCATTTCATGATGATTCAATTATGGGATTAGCAATTGGTTTGTATGTTTTAAATTTTGATATGGCAAGATTTAAACAAAGTAAAGGTGTTACGGAACATATGCTTAATGCAATTATTACAGTAAATGATATCGAAGAAATGACAAAACGAATGAATACAGGAAATACCACAACAAATAATTTTAAGAATAAACCAATGATTTCACCAAATAGCACTTCTCCATTAAATCCATATATGGCAAATGCGTGGCTATTTGATGGCATTAAACAGAAAAACAAAAGATAGTGTGTATTTATAATATATGACTTTTGCAAAAAATCATAGTATTTATAAAAAACTATAAAAATTTATAAAATGGCTGACAAGGAAAATAAATTAACGGTATATCAGGCACTTAATAAAATGTTGAATTTGGATGGTTTTGGTTTCCAAGAACAGCAACCAACAATTGTGCTACCTTCAACAACAAATGTACAACCACCAAAAGAAACTAAAATAATTATTAAGGGTAATACTCCAGAAGAAATTCAGAAGAAGGGTTTGGAGATTGAACAAAAGAGAGAACTTCAGAGTAAGTTTTTCCGTACAACAGACAGAGGTTTTCAAAAGGCTTTACAATATGAAGCTGCAAGACTTCCCGCATATATTGATTATGAGGGCATGGAATACTACCCAATTATTAGTAGTGCTTTGGATTTGTTCATGGAAGAAGCTACAACAATTGGTATTAATGGTAAAATGTTAAACATATATTCCAATAAGGAAAGAATAAAATATTTATTGGAAGAATTTTTCTATGATATTGTTAATGTTAACGTTAACTTGCCTTTTTGGGTAAGAAATGTAACGAAATATGGTGACAATTTTGTATTGCTTTATGGTGAAAGAAAAAAAGGTATTACACACGTAAAACAATTAGTAAATTATGAAATTGAAAGATATGAAAGGATTCAAAATGGTAAACCTTTTGTAAAATTCAAAGAGAGAATGACAGGTGATGAATTCAATACTTTCGAAATTGCTCATTTCAGGTTACTTGGTGATGATAAATATTTACCATATGGTTCATCGGTACTTAATAAAGTTCGTAGAGTTTTCCGTCAGTTAGTTATGGCTGAAGATGCTATGTTAACTTATCGTATTATTCGTGCAGGTGAGAAAAAAGTATTTAAAATTGATGTTGGTAATATTGATGAAGACGATATTGAAAATTATATCTACAAAGTTGCAACTAAGTTTAAAAAAACTGCACAAATACAACCAAATGATGGTCAAATTGATTATCGTTTCAATATACTTGGTAATGATGAAGATTATTTTATTCCTGTAAGAAATGCGAATGTTCAAACGGGTGTTGAAACACTTCCAGGTGCATCAAATTTGGATGCTATTCAGGATATTGAATATTTACGTGATAATTTATTCGTTGGTCTTGGTGTTCCTAAACCATTTTTAAGTTTTCAGGATGCTGCAGGTGCTGGAAAAAATTTAGCACAATATGATATAAGATTTTCAAAGAAAATCAATCGTATACAGCAAGCAATAATTCAGGAACTCAATAAAATGGCAATGATACATTTGTATTTGTTGGGTTATACTGGTGATGATTTAAAAGAATTTGTATTAACTCTTACAAATCCATCAACTCAGCAGGAATTATTGAAATCTGAATTGATGCGTGACAAAGCACAGACATATACGGAATTAACACGTGCAGAATCTGGTATTGCAGCAATGTCACATACTGGTGCAAAACGTATGTTATTCAACATGAGTGATAAGGAAATTGTTGAAGACTTGAAACAACAAAAAATGGAAAAAGTTATCATGCAAGAACTTCAAGATTCTCCGGTTACAATTAAAAAATCTGGTTTATTTGCAGATATTGATAAGAGATATGGTGAACCTACTGAAGGTATGCCTCCAACAACTGGTGCAACAGCAGGTGGTGCTCCACCAGCAGGTGGCGCAGGTGGTCCAGGTGCTCCACCTCCCGCAGGTGGCGCAGGTGGAGGCGGTGCTCCAGCACCAATTCCCGGTTTACCGAATCAATCACCAGCAGAATTACCACCAATTGAAGCACAGGAAAGTGTTGGTGAAAGAAATGTTTTAAGTGAAGAAGGTTATAATCAACAAGTTGAAAAGTTAGTTTATGGTACTACTCGTGAACCTGAAAGAAAAAAAGAAGCAAAGCATAAAAAGATAATTCATGAAAATAATAATAAAAATAGTGAATTAAATGGTCATGCTATGAATATGATTGCTGAGATTGATAATTTCTTAAAAGAAACTGAAAGTATTAATGTTCAGCAAAAAATAAATGAGGGAGAAAATGTTGAAATTGATGATTTGGAAGTTCCGGGTGTTTCCCATCCATAATATTAATTTAAAAATAATCATTTAGAGTAATATAGAGTATTTATAATAAACTATCGAAAATATGAAAAACACTAATATCGGAATAGCCAATTTAGTAATTTCAAACAAATTAAAAGAATCATATTTCAATAATAATTTGATTGAAGAATCTAAAAAACTGACAACAGATTTTTTGGATATAGTTAAGAGTTCACCTATTCTACAGTTAGAGTTTAAGGTTTTCAATAATCTTGAAAATAAAGTCATTGAAAATGATTTGGCTGCTACTCGTTATATTGATAGCAATATTAAATTGTTTGAAATTTATACTATTGATGAAATTGAAGCAGAACGTAAAAAAATAAACAATTTTATTGACGAAAATCTTGATAATATTAATACTGGTGGTAACTCGGAAGATTTACAAAGAATTAGTTTATATGGTGCTATTGACAGTTTAATTACTGAATCAATAAATGACCCAGATAAAATTGATGTTGATAATATTCACGAATCGTTTGAAGTTGTATTAAATCATATTAAAACTCCAAAGAAACAATTGATTGAAAGTTTTGACCATAAAAATATTAATGAAGATGTTATTGAAATTGCTATTGGTAAGTTCAATGAAAAATATGAAACACTTGATGAAGACGATAAAAGTTTATTTAAAAAACTTATTACTTTAAATGATGATGAGAAGCAGGAACTTCTTGAACAATATAAAGCCGAAGATTTGAATTTATTGGAAAGCATTAATGATGATAAGACAAAAGAAAAAATACTTAATGCTATTAAAAAAATAAAAGAAACAAAATATAATAAAAATACTATTGATA